CTTGTATTTTTATCTTTAGTTTTTGGCATATTATTCTTTTCCTAATGTAAAGTTATGTACATACTACCACAAAATGGTTAACGTGTCAATCAATTTTTTTTTTATTTTTTTCTCTTGACAAGTCCTTGACAATCGTGTATTATCCACTATGTGGATGGTTAAGGATATTAATGTATTGTTCTATTAGACTGCTTTATTAACATCTCTAAGAAGTCTTCTTGTAAAGGTTCTTCTGATTCATCAATACTTACACTGTTCTCTAGGGGAGCAGTTCCGACTTCTTTATCAATCTGTTCATTAAAATTTCTGTTGTTTAAAATCATTTGATAATGGTCAACTAGATCTTTATTTGGTTCATTAACAGTAATTATATCATTAAGTGCGACTTTTGTAAAGTTATCTGTTGAAAAAGTTAACCAATCGATGAGTGTAGTGCTAAACTCTCCGTTCTGAGGGTTTATGAATGATTTAATCTCATATGGATTATGAAAAATTATATAACTCTTCCCTTCTATTTCTTCGGGAATGACTTGAGTGATTATATTTTCTTTTGTTATGAGTTTAATTAGTTTATACTCAATATTCATTTCGGAAATAATCCTTTTTTATACTACTCTGAAATTTTAACTTCATGAATTTTGAAATCAAATTTCTCTTCGTTGTAAATATTTAGTCTTTCATAAAAATGCCTCAGTGCAAAATTCATATGTGATTTATACTTCATATCATCAGCAATATCATACAACACTGCACGCTCTTTGTTATTTCCTTTCCTCAATCCTCTTCCAATCGATTGAAGATTTCGTATCCGACTCTTCGAAGGAGATGTAAAAACTACATTGTGTAGATTACGAATATTGACACCAGTAGAAAATGTACCATAAGAAGCCACGATAATTGCGTCTTTCTCTTTTTCTGTAATTCTTCGTATCTCTTCTCTAATTTCTGTGTCAACTCCTCCATGTACAAAAAAGACTCTTCTGTTTTCAGCTGCGCCATCCTTTAATAAATTATGTAATGGAATTCCATGCTTTTCTACAAAGTTAAATAAAACGAGTGTATTACCCTTTAAATCTAGAACCAAGTTTTTAATGAATTCGTTTCTTCTATTGTTTGTAACAATCCACTCTACTTCGTCTGCGTATTTGGTTCCTTTCATTTCCTTACAAATTTTCTCAGAGTATTTAAGTACAATACACTTAATACTAAAGTCTGCAAGAGTTTTACTATCAATTAGTTTTCTTGTGGTTGTAACTTGTTTTACATCACCAAACAATCCAGTCAAAACTAATTTGTGAGTTTTACTTCCATCCAAAGTTCCAGTAGTTCCAAATCTGTATTTACAATCAGTGAGTCTGTCCATAATCTTGTTTAAAGAATTTGCTTTAAACAAGTGACATTCATCACCAATTACAACATTAAACTGACCCCAATAATCTCTAGGCATCTTATAGATAGATTGCCATGTAGATATTACAACTTTCTTATCGGTTTCTTTACTCTGTCCTTGGAATATCTTGTGACAGTATTTTTCTGCGTCCCATCCATAATCCGCAAAGTCAGAATACATTTGCGACACCAAAGATGTTGTGGGTACAATTATTAATATTTTCTTTCCCTTTACATTAGGATGCATATTATAAAATCTGACCAATGTATATATAATCAGAGATTTTCCTGATGCAGTAGGAGAAAGAAGTAGTGCTCGATTGTAGTTGATTGCGTGTTTTATAGCATCAAGTTGATAATCTCTATACTCAATTTTCTTTCCTTGACTGTATGGGTCAATATATTTACACAACTCTTGTAAGTTGTTATCTGTAAAATTTGTATCCGTTAAGTCATCTTCAAAGGACAGTTCGTATCCGTTTTTATCACAGAAAAATTTTAACTGATTTAGTAGTCCAACATACAATTTGCAATTAGTCGGATTGAATATCCTGATTTTACCATCCCAATACTTGTTTTTATATGCAGGCATAAATTCAGCGCCAGGAACTTTAAATGTGAAGTAATCCACAAGCTCCTTTAACATGTGCAGTTCATCTGCGTCTACTTGTAAGTAAACCTCATTTAATTTAGCAGCATAAAATTTAGACATTAATTACCTTCTAACCACTTTTTCCAGTCTATGTAATTTTTTATAGTCCATTTCTTTTGGTCTATTAATATGTCTAATGTCTTACTAATTAAATCTAAAATTTGATTTTGAAGTAACACATTCTTTTTTAACTTTAAAGCATCTGGATCACTATCCATCCAAGAACCTACATCAGATTTAAGAATTTTGGTTCCCTCTATCTGCCATCCTTTGGATATGATTTCATCTTCAGACATCTTACCTGTATAGTACTTCATTTTATCACCGACTAATTTTTTATATTCCAGTTCAATAAACTGAAGTTTTGTCTGATTTACTTGTTGGTAGGTCATCCACTTACCGATTAGATTTTGATTGTGAACTAGTTCGTCTTCTAGTCTTAGAAAATCAATCTTAACATCCTTTTCGGACTCTTTGGTAAGTTCTGCTATTTTTGATAATAATTTAGAGTATTCACTCATAATAAAAAATCCATTCAATTAATAATTATTTATAATCGTTCCACCACATAGTTTCTGTACTGAAAATCTGCCTGTGCGACTGGTGGGGCCGCCTCAGTTGCGGATGTCGTTAATGGGATATCTCCAATAGAGATTGGAAATGCATCTTTAAATGTGACTCTTATAATTGGTTGTTCTTGATTATTATTTACAAGAATTGTAAGGTCATCAAATACAGACTTTAAGTTAATTCTTTTTGCGTTTTGGAAATTTCCATATTGTTGAAAATTTTCTGGGAAACCAAGTGCAGTAATCCAATCGTAAACTTCCAACCAGTTCTTCATATCTTCATCTACTGTAAATGAAATGCCCAATGGAGAATATATCAACTTATCCCCTGGCTCTTTTCTTGCAACGAATGGGGTTTCAGCGATCGCCTCTCCTAACTGTATGCCAGGCAAAGTTAACTCTTGTACATATGGGCCTAATGACGGACACATATTACTATTAAATGTAAAGTTTTGTGTATTTAAAAAATTTACAGAATTTGTTACAAGATCCATTATAATCTCCTTCTCACATACTATTTATGCCAAAAAAAGGGGGAGTAAAAACTCCCCCTAAGTACTATCAATCTATTTTTTTGTTATTATACAGAATTGATATTGTCTACACGGAAGATTCTGTAGTAGGTATTTGCACGAGCTGTAAGAGCACCGCTACCAACTGTTGTACCTTCTGCATATGGGTTAGCAACCAATCCATAACGAGTCTTGAACCCGATTTTTGGTTGAAAACTATTTTCACCAACTGCACGAACCATCTGTAATGGAACGTATGGGCAATAGAAGAATCCAGCGTCATATGGTGATGTACCTCTGAATCCAACCATTACGAAGTCGGTGTTGTTTGCAGACGAGAAGTATGGGTCAATGTATACTTTGAAACGTCCGTTAAGTGTTCCAGCAAATGTCGAACCAGTGTCATCAACATTCAACCCTGTTGACATTTGTGGGTTGTATTCAAGAAGACCTGCCATTGCAAGTGCGGAAGCAACGTCTGAAGAACAAACGATTACATTACCCTTACCACGGCGAGTTTCTTTAGCAATTGTATTTGCTTCTCTCTCAATGTGGAACATAAGTCCTTTGAACTTCTCAACTGACCAACGTCCATCTGCATCTGTAGCAAGATCGAAGATACCTGTGTTAGTTACCTGAGACTGAGCACCAAGTTTTGCGATACCGTACATTGTGCGAAGAACTTCACGGTTGATTTCTGCAGTGATTTCTGTAGAAAGAATTGTTGAAAGTTCTGCTTCTGCATCAAGTCCATGAACCGCTTTCAAGTCTTGTGAAAGTTCAGTTGTGTACTCAGCTTTCAATGCTCTTGTTTTTGCAGTTACTGAAACTCTCTCAATTGAAAATGCCATTTGATTGAAGTTACCGTCTCCAGTCATTGTAGAACCGTTACCCAACAATTCACCCTGTGCAGTTGAACCACCGAGACCAGTTGTTACTGTTGAACCTGTCTCATCCAATGCAGTACCTACGACAACAGCACCAGCGAATGGATCTGTACCTGAGTGATTTGGTCCTGCAACATCACCAGAAAACTCTGTGTTAGCTTCATTGAATGATGATTCTGTACCAGTCTGATTAGAATAACGTGAACGCATCGCAAAGATAAGTCCAGTTGGTCCTGTCATTGGTTGTACACCACAAAGGTCATATGCCATTAGGTTTGGTGCAGTTCTACGAAGCATAGAAATGATGACTGGATCTGCATACTGGATATTTCCAGAAGCAGCACCTGATGGTGCAACACTTGTTGGTGCTTCGTTAAGTTGATCCAAAGAAGAACGTCCTAAGGCGTTTTCTTTGATTGTGGCTTGTTCTGTATTCTCAAGAAGAATAGCAGTTACTGCCTTTCTGTATGGGTCTGTAATCTCGGCATGTTCACCATGGTCAAGAACAGGTGCCCACTTTTCTTTTAACTGTTGAACAAAGTTCTCGTTATAGTCGTGCATTTTTTTCTCCTTAAATAGATAATGTTTGTTTCTATAATATTATTTATAAAATTTTAATCTTTAGGTTTATTTAGTGCTCTCGCATAAATATCCATAACCGATTGAAATTTATTTTCCTCTTTAACCACTGGCGAATCCTCTACAGAAGTTTCTAATGCACTCTCAGCGAGAATACTTTCGCTTTCCACACTTGCTTCAGATGGAAAATAATTATCTCTGATCAATGTAATCTTTTTTCTCATATCACCGGCGTTCACGAAATCAACACTCTCAGTAAGTGTTCTTACTTTTTCAACTTGTGAAACTGCAAGTCCTTCTGTTACATCCTTTAGGATGATTTCGGTCTCTAGAGCTTGAATTTTCCTTGTCAATTCGATATTCTTCTGAACTGACTCATCCAATTTTGTCTCTTTTTCCTCAAGAGAAGATAATGCATCCCCATAAAGGTCAATTTTATCTTCTGGCACATCAACATAATTTTCCTCAAACAGAGTTTTGAGTCCTGACATGAAGTTTTCCATAACTTCTAACTTCAGTTTGTTTTCAACGGCGAGTTTATTTTCTTCAACCCACTCTTTAGCGACATAAGTAAGATACTCATTCACTTTTTCTGAAATATCTTCACGGATATGAGAAACTTCTTCATGAAGTTCTTTTTCGTAATCTTCGTACATTTTTTCCAACTGTTCGTTTACTTTAGCAACTACAGCTGCTTCGAAAATGGTTTTAACTTGTGACTGGAATTCTTCAGTAAGTTCCTGTCCAGCAAGCATAGCATCAACGTCTTCTTTGACATCGATATCTTCTTTGGCAACCTTATAAGATGCATTCATTTTTTTCTTAGGAGACTCTTTGACTTCTTCTTCGTCTTCGTCTTCTTCTTCATCACCATGCATATCTTCTTTCTTAGATGACTTAGACTCTGCGACTTCTTCATCGTCTTCGTCTTCCTCATCTGCCATTTCTTTCTTAGAAGTTTTAGACTCTTTCTTTACTGATTCCTCAGCTTCGTCTTCTTCTTCATCATCACCATGCTTATCTTCTTTTTTAGAAGTTTTTGCCTCAGCGACATCTTCTTGATCTTCTTGAAGGTCGGCAATTAGTTCTTCTACCTGAGAATCAATCTCTTCGGCTTCAGAAGCAACAACTTCTTCAATCATATCTTTGTTTTTTAAATCTTCCATTGTCTTTCTCCTTAGAGTTTTAATTTATATTTATTTATAATATTTAAAGTTTTAACACAAAATCTTTGAAAACTCTCAGTTTTGTTTCTTCTAATTGTTGCCTTTTGGCCTTTTTGAGAGAGTTTTGGTATTCTGCAATTTGAGCTTCTCTAATAATACCGTTTTCCCAAACCCACTCTCTACCTTCCATAATACCTTCTACAAATGCATTAGGTGCAGAAGGGTCTGCAACGATGTCTGCGGCGGTTGCAAGATAAAAATCATCTTGAACAACATTTGCACCACCAGACTGTTTTACACT